TTTCATCTAGCAATTAAAGTTATAAGCAATACAGCTATAACAAAAATCAATAATAGTTTTATAAACATATTTTTGTATTCCCTATCTTCTTTTTCTTTAAGTTTTTGCATTATAATATCATGCCTAAACTGTTGTTTTATTTTCTCGTGTTGCTTATGATAATAATTTATATCCATATTTCTACACATTGTCCCAAAGACTCGCAGCTTTTTTTATTAGCTCTGGCTGTACATCTCGCCACATATAACTTGAAAAGTCTGGTGGAGGAATTAATTTACTCATGTCTTTTGCCGAGCCACGACATAAGTACACAATGTTCTGACGAATTTTATCAACTAATAAATCTTGTTGAATTAAAAATTCCATATACTCAGGCGTAAGCAAATCACAAGTGTCAGGAGTAAACACATTAAAGTTATCTTGATTAACATAAAGTAAGTGAGGGATTTTTTTTGTAGCATACCAATAGAAAGCACACTGGCGTACATGATTTATATCTGGTTGTTTTGGTAAGTATGCTTTGATCCAACTAAACCCTGCTTTAGTATCTGATTTTCTTTTTGATCTATGCTTGGTCTTCAACTCTACAAGTTTAGTTCCACTCATTTGCTCGTAATCTATTCTGCCAATCTTATCTAAAACTAATTCTTTAAATTTATGTGTGCAGTATCTTTCGCTTGCAACTTCATCTCCAAGTTTAAGATCATCTAATGCTTTGCAAGTAATCTTAATCATATCCACAAGATAATTTTTTGTATCTTCGTGTTGCTCTTTGTCTAATTCATTATGAGGTTGATACTTATCATATTCAGCAATTTCTTCTTTGATGATAGTATCTATATTTTTTTTTTCTATGAGCGTTTTCTTTTCTGCTTCGTACATATATTTAGAAACATATTTTTGAGAAGCTCTGCCGATAGATACGCCAGCATTCATTCGGAACGATATGTTTTTATTACGCCTGTCAGTTTGATCAAACCAACAGTAGTTCACTAACCAATCTGCATTTGACTGTGCAGTCTGACTTGGAGATCCATGATCAAGATTAAGTTTTTCATAATACTTAATACAAATATCAGGATCAAAATTATTTAGTGCCGAGGTACTATTATTCTTTGTTAAATCAATAACCATAAAAACCTTTCATTGTTTAAAACATTAATAATCTTATTGGTTATTTATGTCAATAACTATTTTCAAATAATTAATTTGACATTAACCAATAAGTTTATATAAGCATTTTCAAACAGAAAGGTAAATATGAAAACTAACTTCAATAAACAAATAAGAAAATTACTCAAAAGGTATCATAGAATTTTTGATTGCTTTGGTAATAAAATAAAAAGGAAAGGAAAATGAAACACAAATTAGCACAATGGCAGGAAGAAAAAAAACTTAAGAACAAAGATGCTGCAAAATTTTTAGGATTAAAAGGAACTAATCCAACAGTTACTTTGTTAAGGTGGAAAAATTGCCAACGCATTCCACATCCACGTTTTATGAAACAGATAACTAAACTAACTGGTATTACTCCAATAGACTTTTATGAGGCATGGTATGAAACACATAAACTTTGATAAAGTTATTATAAGTTGGCTGGATATAAACAGTTGCGACAACGCATGGAATACTGAGGAAGATTTAAAAGACTTAGTTCCTGCTATGTGTACTACAATAGGTTATCTTTATGAAGAGAATAAAGATTGGGTAAAAACTTTTGCAACATATAGTTTTAATACAGACAGCTTAGATGTAGGCGACTGTGTTGTAATCCCTCGTGGAGTAATTTTATCAATTAAAAAACTGGAGAACTAATGACTGAAAAAGAAAAGATGTTTTTAAAAATATTAAAAATAAAAAAAGATATGCTTAAAATATATAACAAAATACCAGCACCTTTTAATAAAGGTTTAAAACCAAATATGGATATAACTAAACTGATTGAGTTCTTTAAAAGGATGAAATGATTGATCAAGAACTGCACGTTGAGGATGTAATAGAAATGTATAACGAAAAGATTTTAATCTTACAAAAAGAAATAGATAGATTAAACGAAGAGATACAAATCTTAAACTTAGAATTAAAAAAAGAAAGGGAAAAATAATAATGTATTTAAACGCCAACATACCATTAATAGAATGCTATGTAAGAGGAAACTATTTAAGAGATCAGCAAGACTCACACGATAAATATTTTTGGTGTGTAGTATTTGGAGTAACAAGTATTCCTAAACAAGTTCCTCTATTTAATTTTGTTATGGAAGATGGTGGTATATGGTGGCGTTCACCGATCTCAGCATTTTGCCAAGATGAGGGTGTACCTGAACAACCATTATCAGATTTATGTTTATGGGATTCTTTTAGTTATAATATTTCAGTAACAACATTTCATCAGTTAGCAGGATCTAAAGTAAAGTTCTTGCAACGAGATAAAACTCCGCAGCTAGGCAAGTATATGTTCACATTAGATTGGTCTGAGGGTGATTTTAATGAATTAGATTTTGGTTATGCTTCTAAACCAGATCAACACAAGTGTGGTCATGTTATAGAAATGGATAATGGAAATTTTAGCATACAACCTAATAATCGCCTTAGGGTATTTGACAGTAATATGGGTGTTGATTGGAGTAAGCCACCTTTAATTAATAGATTAGTTAATACTAAAGTTTGGAGTGTAGAAGATCAACCTAAGTGGACTACAACAGAAACAGAAGTTGGTCAGTATAACTATGAGTATAAAGATACAGAAAAAAAATAATGGAAAATAATTGGAAAGAAGAGTGGTTAAATATGCCTGAATTTATACAGGAGAAACAAGAACCTTATGCAAAGATTATAATAAGATTTGATAATGAAAAAGATTTAAATGATTTTTCTAAATTAATTAATCAACCATTAAATAAAAAAACTAAAAGCATTTGGTTTCCAAAATTAATTAGAGGGATAAACTCAAACAAAAGATATGTAGATGAATCCTAGTTATCCAATTTATATTGTATCAAAAGGAAGATTTAATAATTGTTTAACTGTTAGAGAATTAGAAATTATGAAAGTTCCATATAAGATTGTAGTCGAGCCACAAGAATTTGATCTTTATAATAAAAACATTGCAGCAGATAAAATATTAAAACTTCCATTTAGTAATTTAAATCAAGGATCTATTCCTTCTAGGAATTGGATATGGGACCACTCAATATCACTTGGTTTTGATAAACACTGGATATTGGATGATAACATTGAAGGCTTTCACAGATTAAATAGAAACATGAAACCAAAGGTTAGTTCTGGTACAATTTTTAAATGTGCAGAAGATTTTATAAATAGATATTCTAATGTAGCTTTATCAGGTTTTAATTATTATAATTTTTGTAAGACAACAGATAAAGTTCCACCAATAGTTTTTAATACAAGAATTTATTCATGTATTTTAATTGATAACAAGATACCTTTTAGATGGAGAGGAATTTATAATGAAGATACAGATTTATCTATTAGGGTTTTAAAGTCTGGATATTGTACAGTATTATTTAATGCTTTTCTTGTAGGAAAAATTACAACTATGAGAATGAAAGGTGGAAATACAGACACTCTTTATAAAAATGATGGAAGAAAAAAAATGGCTGAGTCTTTAAAAGAACAACACCCTGATATTGTTAATGTTGTATGGAAGTTTAACAGATGGCATCACAGTGTTAATTATAAACCATTTAAAAATAATAAATTAATTAAAAAAACAGATGTAATTTTTACTAGTAAAATTAATAACTATGGGATGCAACTTATAAACTAATGGCTAAAGATATTTATTTTAATCAAGCAAGAGTTAACTGGTACAATGAATGGCATAGGAAAGTTCAGGATAACAGTAAATTTAGAATGATTGATATAGATAGCTACGAGTACTGTGGAAAATGCAACAATGGTGTAGCAGTTATTGAAACAACTTATGATGTAGGTAAATACAACAAAGTTGCCTATCTTACTGCTGATATTGGCAACAAATTAAACATCCCTGCTTATATAGTTTATTATAACATAGAGGGTACGGCTTACCCAACCTTTATTGTATCAAAAATTAATGCCATTTTGGAGGAAATAGACCCTATATCTGAGGGATCTATGGTTGAATTAAATGAGCAGGAATATATAGGTTATTTAAATTGGCTAAGAGAACAGCATAAATGCTCATAATATAATGCCAAAATACAAGCAACATATTAGAGTACCTACTGGTTTATTTGATCATCCTGGCTACAAAGGCTTGGCAGATAACAGAAAGCCTTATGCTTTAGCGATCATTGTAATGCTTTTAAAGTATGTAAATCAAAAGAAAGGCGAGTGCTTTCCTAGATACGCAAAGATCAGAAAGGATTTAGGATGCAGTAAAAAAACCCTAACCAATTATATGCACTTGCTTTCCACTGCTGGACTGATTAAAATTAGGCGGCTATCGTCTACTAACTTATACACAATTAACCCTATTCTACTGGTTAATGAAGTGAACGTAGTACAGGGGGTGGGGAATATGGTACACATCAGTGGGGTACCTAATGCACATATTAACAAAACATATTTAAATAAACATATTGTATTAACTAAGAATAATAAAATGAATAAGATAGATATAAATAAGATAGATAAGATAGTTAATAGTAAAGAGATAGATAAACAGACTAAGATAATAGAACTAGCTAGTGTACCACTGCCAGAATTAAAACAATGTATAGATAAACATCCTTATTATGTACAGAAGGCTATTGAGTACCAAGAGCAAGTGGCTCGTGATGCAAGAGCTGTGCCAAAAATTGTAATGCAACAGAAGTTATCAGCTGCGTTGCAAACCAATGCCAAGAATAGATCAGCAGCTTACAAAGCCAAGGTAGAGTACAATAAAAGAAATGGTATCAAACCATGGGAAATGAAAAAGAACAAATTTTAATGTTATGGCAGGTTTTAAATCTAAAAAGATATTTTGTTCTGGTATGTCAAAGCTATCTGGAAAGCCGTGTCAGGCAAAAGGATTTCCAACCAATAGCTTTAATAAGCATGGATTTCAAATCTATAAATGTAGATTTCATGGTGGACAAAATACAAACTTCTATGGCTTTAGAGATAGAGCAAATAGAGGAGGTTATAATAAACCAGGTTATACAGATGAGAAGAAGATTAAAAGCCTTGCAAGTTTAAAACAATTTAGAGATAAGGATTTAGATTATGTCAGAAATTACTACGAAACCAAAGTCAAGCCAAGAGTTGATAACCTTGGAAGATACAGTTCTAAATACAGTATTAGAGCAGCTATCCGAAGGAAAAACTCTAGCAAGTATAAGGAAGGAAAAGATCTTACCTTGCAGCTTGATAATGTTTTATCAATTCTTGAATCAAGAGGGAAACAAAGAAATCAAAGCCAAGATTGAGGAAGCCAGAAAAATAGGTGTCCAGAATATAGTAGATAAACTTTTAGATATTTACCAAGCCGATATAAACCAAGATACATTAGATCCTAATCTTATTAGTTGGATAAGAGAAAAGACAAAGTTTATTCAATGGATTGCAGGTAAGACTAGCGATCTATATTCAGATAAAAAAGATTTAACTTTAAATAAAACTACCAATAATATTGTAGTAAGTTGGCTTGATAGTCCAGAACTTGAGCAGAAATATACTCAATACGAAAAGACTACCGAAGCCAAGCCAGATATAATTGATCAGTAATTATTTATATTCTATTTGATCTTGAGTATTAAAATTATAATCAATCAAGCTAGTTAATACATCTTGTTTTACTTCTAAGTTATCATTAAATATTTTTTCTATATCGTAATTATT